CTTTAGTCATATCTCTTGTATCAACTCCTGCAGTACTATCTGCAATCTCTTTCTCAGAAGATAAGATGCCAAGAGAATCAAGAACCATCATCATAGGAGGACGTTTGTCCTCAGCAGTCTTCTCATATGTATCAAGCACATTGATTGCATGAGCTCTAAACTGCTGAATGGATTGTGGTTCTGCAAGTATTATTCTTTGTGTGTCAATACCTCTGCTTTCCATCATATCCTTAGTGACAGCAGCTTCAGTATCATAGTAGACAACACCTCCAGTAGGATTGTCTATCAAAAATTGTTTCACTACAGCTAATGCAAAGAAAGTCTTACCAGTAGTAGTCTCTCCAGCAAAGGCTGTTATCTTGTTATTAGGTACTCCTCCGTAAATGCTTCCAGACATTACAGCATTCAATATATACGAACCTGTATCAACTGTACCAGAGAACTCAGCAGAACCTCTACCGTCTGCTGCTATTGTGGTATCTTCATCCTTTAAGTCTTCCGCTAGATTACGAAAAAAGTCACTCATCCTGTATAAACCTCTTTAAGTTTGTCACTAAATTCTTCGACCTTCTCCAAACGATTAGGCCAATAGATATATTCTTTCTCGGGATTCTTTTGTAAGTTATTCAGCAATGGCTGAATCATATTGTATAGTGTATCACATTTCTCTTTGAGAGTCAACGCTTCTTTTGATATTTCATCAGCTTTTGCTGAGGTAGCTGCAACCTCTTCTTTTACTGTTTGTACTGCCTCAAGCTCATCAGCATCCATTGCTGTGAACCCAAAGTCAAAATCTACTGCTGGTTTTACTGCCATCAGAAAAAATCCTCCAATGTTGCTTGCCCTCTTTCCAATTTCCATTGTATAGTTTCAGCTACAGTTCTCATTGGTTCTAAGAATGACTTCTCAAACTGAGTGTCAAAGTCAATATACTTTTCCATCTTAAACTGTACTGGTAGACCTGTCGATACAGCAATCACATTCTCTCTACCTGGATTGGGTACCTTCATGTAACAAAACTTAATTTTGTCACCTTCATAGATTGGATTGTATACATTCTCCAAACCTAACTCAGTTAGTAGATGATTGTATACAAGAGCTCCTCTTACGTGTATTGGTGTTCCTTTGTTGTATAGGGTTACACTGTTTTTATATTTATCTATTCCTTTGACTCCTCGAGGAAAGGCTACATCTTCAAATGGTAAAGACTTGAACTCTTGTCTAAAGTCTTCAACAAACTCAACAAGAGCATGTTCATCCTTTACCATGATTAGTTCCATAGCAGCTTTCATCTTATCTCTACAGATTTGAGGAACAGATGATCTTTGTGTTTCCATACCTTGAATCTTCATGTATGGTTGTTTGAATCTTACACCTTCCATATCGTGGACGTGTAATGCATATCTTTTCTTTGCTGTCCATATACCTTTGTCAGCAAGAGCTTCTCTTTTCATGAACATCTTCTGTTCATAAGCATTTGTATATTTTGCAAGATCTTGATAGTGCTTATCAATGAAAGGTTCAAATACTTCCTCTGCAACCTTGTCCATCCAATCAACAATCTTCTTATGAGGTGTATTTGGTTCAAAGATACTCTCAACCATCTTATCAAGAGTTATGTACATTGAGTCAGTATCACAAGCAATAACATAATCTATATCTTCTGTCTTTAGTGTCTTATTAAGGTATTCGTTTATGTTTCTTTCCATCCAACGAATAGATAGCTGCCCAGACAAAGTTATAGACTCAGCATATCTTATATCAAACCATCTAAAGAAGTTGTTTCCAAGAGCACCATAAGCACTGTTAAGTTGAATCTTCTTAGCCATCTGCATGTTGTGAGCTTTTGCAATCTCAGCAGAGAAGTCTTGTCCAGTATCTTCTTGCTTCTGTTTATATTCATTCATCTTGTTCTTATACACAACACGATCTTGGTACATCTTATCCATAAGGTTAGCCAAGAAACTTCTCTTATCTCGAGAATACAATGCACCAGAACCAGTACAAGCTAAGTTGTGCTCTTCAAGATATTTTCTTATATTTTCTTCATGTAGTTTACCATCAAGTATCTCTTGCAATCCTACTCTTGATGGAAGAGGACTATCATGAAATGTATCTGGTCCAATATTATATTGCATGATAAGATGAGGATACAAACTATTCAAGTCAAAAGAAACAATCCACTTATGCATTCCAATCTGAGGATCTTTAACATAAGCACCATCAACTCTTCGTTCTTTCTCTGATGGGTCTAGTTGAGGAATTACAATCTTTTGCTTATAAAGATAGTTGTGTATGATGATATCCCACATACGAACAGATGTATAAGCATCAACATAGTTAACCTTTCCATCGTATGCGATAGCATATGCCAACTCAAGCAATCCAAGTTTAGCATCTAGTCTGGTAACAAGTTCAACGTCTTTGATATTATAGTCAATAAACTTTTGATAGTCATTCTTATACAATCCAAGAAGACCATCATACTCACTATAATCTAACTTACGTTCACCAAGCTCAACAAAAGCTATGTTATCAAGCCTATACGATTCTTGTTGTACATATGTGAACTTACGATACAATTGTAGATAGTCAAGTATTGTAACACCAAGTATATCTGGTCTGATAGCTTCAGTACCATCTCTTCTACTTACAACAAATTTTCTGTCATTAATGATACCAAATGGACTTAGTTGCTGAGCATCATCAAATGATAGTATGTTTGTGATTCTGTTAACAATGTATGGAACGTCAAACATTTCTACGTTCCAACCAGTAATGACATCTGGATCAATAGCTTTCCAGATATCAATAAACTTTCTTAGTAGATGTGCTTCAGATTGACACTTTACATAAGTAACATCTTCTCTTGTATTGTTATAGTCACCACAACCTAATACAATAATCTTATCATCAACTTGTACAGTAATGGCTGTTATAGGTTTAGTAGCTTCTTCAATTGAAGGAAAGCCTTCGTCAGCTGCAACCTCAATATCTATGTTAAGCACTTTGATAAGATTGACATCATAATCTATATCATCAGGATATGCATCATTAAGATATAGGTATAGCTGATTGGTAAGACCATATAAGTTGAAACCAGACACTTTGTTGTAGTTCTTATAGAACTCTCTCATGTCGTGGATGGAATCAAAGTCCATCTTCTCAACATTCTTACCTTTGATAGTTTTCCAACCAGTAGGTTGTCCACTACTTTCAACAAACATATATGGCTTATAACGAACAGTATCGGTGAACCGCTTTCCGTTCTCATAGCCAATAACTAAGATTTTAGACTTGTATAGCCAAGCGCCAGTATAGAATTTCATTATTAGATTATCTCTCTTTTGAGATATTTAGTCAACAAAAAAAAAGGAGGCCGAAGCCTCCTGTTTTACATGCACAAGTCCTCATAGAGGGTTGTGTGTTTTCTGTGGACACTGAGATCACCATATCTCGGTTTAAGTTTGCCTATTATCCATTCTATTATTGACATCATATAGCTCCATAGCCAGGAACATTTTTCACTGACTTCATTTCTGGTTTATAAGTCTTTTCAATTCCTTTTCTAGAATCATAAAAGTGTTTTGTTCTTCGACGGGCTTCTGCCTCTCTAGCAACTGCGACGGATTCGCAGAAATTTTTGAACCAACGGCTTACGGACATAAAAGTTTATTAACTCCTTTGTTAAAAAAATTAAATTGTAAAAAGTACTAAACTGCGAGGTCTACATTTTGACCTAGGAAACCTAAAGGTGCCGGCTTTGGAGCTCCAAGCTGGTTATACAAGTAAACAACAACTGTTCTCTGTGTGATAACCTTCTTAGTACGAGCATCTTCAACCGTTTCAACATACTCTACTCCTTGTTTACCGAAAAATGGAGTCGACTTGTATTTTATTTGGTCCAAAGGCTTCTTTGGTAATGTAGCTCTTTCATCAATTACACTGTAAACATTATCAACTGGACTTATCATATATTTTCTACCCAACCGCTTTCATTCTCTCTATAAGTCTATTGGCTCTATTTGGAACTTGTTCAGCCCACTTTGAGTCTAACATTTGAGCAGCAGCTTCTTGCCAGTTTTCAGCAGCAACTGCCTCTCTAAGTTTCTTAAATTTTTTAAGTCTTGGTCCGCCTAAGTTAAATAACATATTTGCTAGAATCAATTGTACTTCATCAGGCTTTTCATAATAACCTGGAAATATACCTTCTATTTCTTTTATAACAATTTTTATATCGTCTTCAAATGCTTCAAAAACTCTTTCTGGAGTAACTGCAGTTCCAACTTTGTACATATGCTCTGGATCTTTTTTGTTAACCAGATGTCCTATTCCAAACGTTGGTTTACCAAGATGATCTAAGTAGATTGCATCTACTCTTCCCTCATCTTCTTCCAATTCTACTCTAAGTTTTACTACATCAACCATGTTATTTCCTTTTGAAGGGGCAGAATACCTCTGCCCCTATATATAAGTTACGCTTCTACAAGAAGCTCTTTTTCTTCGTTTGAAGTCAGATTTCCTAATTCAATCTTTCTAGGTTTCATGGCTTCTGGTATTTTTCTTTCTAATTTTAGAACCAGAATTCCATTTATGATATCACCTTCAACGACTTCAACATAGTCTGCCAACGTGAATGCTCTTTGAAACTTGCGAGTCCCGATCCCTTTATGTACAAAGGATTCTTCTTCCGCACTTTCTTTTTTCTCACCACGGATTGTGATAACATTTTCTTTGACTTCAACATCTAACTCCTCTCTTGTAAATCCGGCAACAGCCAATTCTATAGTGAAGGTGTCATCTCCTGTCTTGATAATATTGTAAGGAGGATATGACTGATTATGTGGTTCTAGTCTATGCACCGATTGCAATTGGTCGAATAGTCTATCAAACCCAACACTAGTTTTGAAAAACGGATCATTGAAATTTAGAGGGAATAAGTGTGTTACCATTGTATGCTCCTTTCCAGCAAGCAATTGTTTACAGCCCACTATTGGCACTGTAATATTAATATAAGCCTTTTGCGCTACAAAGTCAACGCTTTTTGCCTATATTATATTTAGGTATCAATTCCCATTGGTCTTTATCTTTGAATGGAATTATTTTTGTTTGATTCAAAGGTGCAACGGGATTTGAAGTTTGTTCTGGATTTTGTAGTTGAACAAGGCCCCACTCACTCAAAAGATTTGCAATGGTGTTTCGCCTTGCTATATCCTCTTCAGAAAAGTTAGTTGGTTTACCGTCTAATGCAAACAATTCTTTAAAATGTACTATGTAATACTTTTGTTGTTTATGGAGAATGTGGCAGCTTTGATAAAGTGCTCTATTCTTTCGAGATGCTACACCAATTCTAGTTAGTGTCTCTTTAACCTTTAAAAAATCTTCATCCTGGGTGAGCGTCACCTCGACCATAGAATCAACAGATCCTACGCTCATCTTTTGTTCCTCTTAAAACTTTGTTTTTGATTGAATTAATTTGTTCAGAGGACAGGACTTTGAGTGCCTGCTCAGCCTTTTTATTACTATATCCATAGTACAACTTTATAATCTCCAAGTCTTCACTATCCTCATTTTTTACCCACTTAGCAAATCGCTTCTTAGGTCTAACAGTATTTAGAAGAAACTCATATTGGAGAAGATTATCTACATCTGCAAACATATTCATCTGATTAGCTGCAAATAATGTATCTGGAAAGTAAGATAATGCTTTATTAGCAAAGTATGGTATGTATCCAGCTTCAGCTAACTCATCATTATCTGTTCCACGCATAATGTTCTTTTTCTTGTGATTTATATCATTTACATAATCAAATGGATTAGACATTATCTACTCCATGCGCTAGCCTCCACATGAGTCTATCTTGCATTCTATCATAAAACCATCTCTTGTGCAATGTGATATCCTGGTCTGACAACACGATGTCACCATCATCCCAATAATGATGATACATATACTCATCTTTAAGTATGTGCTTAGTAAGATACTCGTGTTCTTCATTAAAGTCAACTCCTGTAATGAATTCATCACGATACTTAAACTCAAATACTTGATGGAAAGGAAAGAACAATCCAGTTCTTCCATATTTTTCTTGCACTAATGGCCAAAGAACATCACGATTGATATGGTCAAGAAAGCTAGGATCATCTGAATAATTACCTCTCTTGTGGCCACATATACAATACAACTCTTTATAATATTCTTTCTTCTCTTCAGGTAGATC